TCAGATTGGCTCACCGACCGAACCACTAGACATTTGGCACCCTGGCAATTCACACACTAGCGATCGTCGGCGGAGCTTATCCAAATAATCAGCCCACCACTGCATGATCTCTCGCCTTTCTTCTTTGTAGCGCGCATGGTGCGTATACGCAGCGCGCACGCCGTTTCGCTCCATATGGGAGAGCTGACGCTCTATTGCATCAGGGTTAAAGCCCTGTTCATTGAGTATCGAGGAAGCTGTCGCGCGAAAGCCATGCGGCGTTACCTTGCCCTTCCCAGGCTTACTACCATCAAAACCCAGCCTGAAGATTGCACGGCGCATCGTATTATCCGACATCGGCTCATGCCGTCTGCGTTCTGATGGAAAGACGAGATCCAGACGACCACTAATCACCTGAATAGCCTGCAATACTGCGATACTTTGCTTAGACAAAGGAACGATGTGCTCTACGCCCATTTTCATCCTGTCTGCGGGAATACGCCATAGAGAATCATCCCAATCTATTTCATCCCATCGCGCACCGCGCAACTCACCGGGGCGAACAAAGGTAAGAACTAACAGTTCAATTGCGAGTCGCGTTAATACACGTCCTTGCGCATCGTACTCTGGTAACACTCGAAGAAAGGCTGGCAATTCATCACGCGACAACGAAGCTCGATGTTCGGTTTTTCGCGCTTTTAGAATGCCCGCCAGCTCGGAGGCCGGATTACTCGCTAATCGCCCAGTTTGAACGCAGTAACGACAAACGCGGTTAATGTCCTGCAGAACACGCTGAGCAACATCCAGCGCATCCTTTTTCTCTATGGCTCGAACAACTAAGATGATTTCCTGAGGCTTCAGGTCAGAAACAGGGTGTTGTCCAATTAACGGAAATACGTTGATTTTAAGACGCGTCCAAACACGTTTTGCGTGGCTTTCCTTCCAGACGTCTTTTTGATGATGCCACCACTCCTCGGCCAATGCCTCAAAGGTGTTGCCGAGCGCTATTTGGGTTTCGATCTTTTGCTGTTTGCGCTGAGCTGCCGGATCGACACCCTCATCTAACAGCTTCCGCGCCTCAAAGGTCTTTTCCCGTGCCTGTTGTAACCCCTCATATGACCTGAGATTACTTGGCTAAACCGGAAGAATGTGGAAGTAAACGGAAACAAACGGAAGAAGGCCCAGACGATGCGGCTTTGAACGGCAGATCTTTTATTAATAAATTATTTTGTCTCAGATGATGTGCAGATGCTTTTAAGCACCGGCCATAAAAAGCCGCAAATCATCTGAGACTAAAATCGATCACATATCACGACCGATCCAAACAACACGTCCAACTACCTCCATATCAGGGGTTTCATCAATATTAACCAGTAGTTTTTCATACTGTTTATTATCACTGATCAACCAAACGCCCTGCCCAGGCGCATACTGCGTGCGCTTAACCAATAAATGGCCATCATGACGAATCACATAAACTGATCCGTCTAAAAGCTTGGTATCACTGGTATCGACCATCAGCGTATTGTTGTTACTAATAGTCGGCTCCATCGAATCGCCGGAAGCATACACAAGCACCAAGTCGTTCTCACTCAGCCCCCTGAACTTCAGCCACCTATGCCTGAAAGCCAAACGTCGCGTAGGTTGTTCGGAATCAGGAAAAGCGCCGTGCCCCGCCGACACCTGGATGTCATAGCCAGGAATCAGCGCGAATTCAGCCAGCTCATCCTTAGGAACGGCCACAACCCCCGAGTCATCCATAGACCGAGGGCCCTCACCGGTAGCCAGCCACAACAGATTCACGCCACCAGCCTCAGCCATAGCGAGCAACACCGTCAATTTCAGATCGTGATCATCTGACACATAGCGGTGCAGTTGCGATTCAGACACACCTGTCATTTTCGCGAGCTGCTTTTTACCGCCAACCGCAGATGCAATCTCATTTATGCGAGTTGATATTCCATTTTCACGAATATCAACTTTATCTTCATCATACATGAACAGTTTAGATTCCATTTAAGTCATTGAGTTGCAAAGGAAATCCCCTTAATGCGACCCGACACTTGCGAATATGACAAATAAACTAGCGCTTTTGACTTTACATACTCGCGTTTATGAAATAACTTTAGCACCAGTAGTTACCGCAACCCGCAAAAGCGCGAACTAACGAAAAGTCGCTAAAGACAAGGCCAAAAAAATGAGCAAGTCAAAAACTCACCCATCCAACACAGACTGGCATCCAGAAGACATAAAGGCAGCCATCCGCAAACAATACGGAAGCATCAAAGCGCTAGCCGAAGCCAATGGCTACAAGCCCCGCACCTTCCTCAACGTATTCCGAATGAAATACCCCAAAGTAGAAGCCATTGTAGCCGACGCACTCGGCAAACCCGCCAAAGAAATCTGGCCCAGTCGATACAAAGAGCCTACCAAAATTCGGCCATCAATTCACCGAAATGTCGCATAAACGCGACCCACGCACGTGAACGATAACCCAAAGCCTAGCAGCCCCGCCATCCACACGCGCAAAAATGCAAAGCGACCAAGGTGAAGAACGATGAAAGAATGGTTCACCGCACAAGAACTCACCCAATACAACGGCCTCCCCGGAACCGTTGCCGGCATGCTTAAAAAAGCCAGCAACGAAAACTGGCGTGCCCAAAAGAAAGCCCACGGCAAAGGCAACGAATACCACATCGACAGCCTGCCAGCAGCTGCTCAAAAAGCCATTCGCATCAGCCAAGCCAAACAAGCAGCAACGCAAGTAAAGCAAACGCCTACCGGCAACGCCCTGCAAGAACAAGACACAGCAACCCAACGCCAGCGCGAACAAAGCCTCGCCCGCTACCAACAACTGCGCCCAACACAAAAGAAAAGCGTCGACGCCAAGCTTGCCCTTATCGAAGCCGTCCGCGAATTTCACCAAGCAAGCGGCCTCACCAAAACCACCGCATACACCGAATTCGCCGACCTATATAGAAGCAACCAAATCCACGTCGAACCCTGGATACGCCAAGCAGAACCCACCTGCTCCAAACCCACCCTCTACCGCTGGGAAAAGAAACTCAACGAACAAGGCATCGACGCCCTCGCTGGCGACAAAGGCAAAGGCCGAAGAGGCACCGGCACCATCGACAACCAACCCGAACTCAACGAATACATCCTCGGCATGATCGTCGACAAACCCCACATCAAAATGGCCACCCTCAACAAAGCCCTACAAGCCCACTTCGCAAACACCCAAACAAGCCTCGTCAGCATTGCCACGCTCGAACGCTGGGTGAACAAATGGAAGGCCGACAACCTCGCCCTCTACACCTCACTCATCAACCCAGACCAATGGAAAAACAAATACATGGACGCCCAAGGCAGCGCCTCCGAAGACGTCATCAGCCTCAACCAACGCTGGGAATTCGACTCAACCCCAGCCGACCTCATGCTCAAAGACGGCCGCCACAGCATCCTCGGCGTCATCGACATCTACAGCCGCCGCACCCTATTCATCGTCATGCCAACATCCGACTCCAAAGGCGTTGCCAAAGTCATCCGCAAAGCCATCCTCGCCTGGGGCGTGCCCGAAACCGCCAAAACCGACAACGGCGCCGACTACAAATCCAAATGGATACGCCACGTCTTCAACGCACTCGACGTCAAACAAGAATTCTGCCCACCCTTCCAAGGCTGGAAAAAGCCCCACATCGAACGCGTTTTTAGAACCTTCGCCCACGACATCGCAGAAATACTCCCAGGATTCATCGGCCACAACGTCGCCGAACGCAAAGCCATCGAAGCCCAAAAAAGCTTCAGCGAACGCCTATTCCAAAAAGACCAACTCATCGAAGTCGGCATCGAAAGCAACGAACTCCAAGCCTTCTGCAACGACTGGCTCGAATACGAATACCACCCAAGAGAACACCAAAGCCTCAAATGCTCACCCAACGAAAAAGCAGCCACATACACCGGCCACATACGCACCGTTAGCGACGAACGCCTGCTCGACGTCCTACTCAGCGAACCCGCCGGCAACCGCACCATCAAAAAAACCGGCATCAGTCTCAACGGTGGCACCTACATCCACCCACAACTCGCCGCCCACACAGGCCAACAAGTCAACGTCTTCTACGACGAAGACGACATCGGCCGCATCTACGTCCACGACCTCAACGGCAACTACCTCTGCACAGCAGAAGACCCAACAATCACAGGCGTCAGCCGCACCGAAGTCGCACAAAAAGCCAAAACCATACAAAAAGAAGCCATCGAAGAAGAACGCAAACGCCTCAAAAAAGCCGCCCGCAAAGTCACCAAACGCGACGTCGCCCAACAAATACTGCAACACCGCGCCGACCAAGAACGAAAGGAAAAAGTACACCACTTCCCAAGGCCACAAACACAACACCAAAGCAGCGGCCTAAACGCAGCCCAACAAGCACTCCAAACACGCAACCCACCAACCCAGCCCCACGGAATCGACACACAAAAAGCCAAGGAGGAAATCGCCCAACAAATCAAACAACAAAACGACACCGCCCACATCATCAAGCCCACGTTTAATCGCGAATTAACCATCCCGAAAGGATACACCGAACGCTACCAATACTGGCTCGCCATCAGCGCCGCAATCGCCGAAGGCACAGCCACCCAAGAAGAAGCGGAATGGCACAACCGCTACAAAAACTCGCGCCACTACAACAACGGAAAAATGCTCATCGAAATGCGCCAAGACCAAGCGCAAATCAATGCAAAACGTAGCTGATAAGCCGCACCGAAAAATAACGGAGAAAACATGACCATCAACAGCATCGCAGGCATCACCAATGTCGCCCTCTGCAACCAAGCCATAGAGCACGCCCAAGAACGCGCGCCCTCCCTTCCAGGCATCGTCGTCTTCCACGGCCACTCAGGCCTCGGAAAAAGCTTCGCCGCAAGCTTTGCCGCCAACCGCCACCGCGCCTACTACATCCAATGCAAAAGCACCTGGACACGCAAAGCCTTCCTCGAAGCCATTCTCAAAGACATGGGCATCCCCCCCGCCAAAAATCTCGCCAGCATGACAGACCAAATCTGCGAAGAACTCATGCTCTCCAACCGCCCCCTCATCATCGACGAAGCCGACTACCTCGCCGACAAAAACCGCATCATGATGGTCATGGATCTATACGAAGGCAGCCAAGCCGCCATCATGCTCATCGGCGAAGAACGCCTCCCCGCCAAACTCAGCACCTTCGAAAAAATCCACAACCGCATCCTCCAATGGGTACCCGCCGTCCCCTGCGAACTCGACGACGTCGCCCAACTCGCCGGCATCTACGCACCAAATATCAACATCGACCTCGCCCTCATGGAAAACCTCCACCGCGCCACCAAAGGCGTCACCCGCCGCATCTGCGTCAACCTCGACAACATCGCCGCCTTCGCCAAAGACGAAGGTATCAACGCCATCAACCTCCACAACTACACCGAACCCTTCTTCACCGGCCAAGCCCCCAGAGGGAGAGCTGCATAATGCCCAAGCGAATGAAAAGAAAACCAGGCAACCAACAAGGTCGAAATGCCGCACATATCCCAGGAAGCCAACAAGCCGGCCAAGACGCCATCTGGGAAGGCATACGCACGCTAAAAACATTCACACGCGCAGAACTAACCCTCTGGTTATCCAAGCACAAGTTGAGAAACATCAACGACACAACAGTAAAAGGATACATCCGCCGCCTAAACCTTGGAGGCTACCTAACAACAGAAACCACAAGCCCAAGCAACGGAAACTGCAAACACCTCCGCTACACCCTAATAAAAAATACAGGCACAGAAGCACCACGCCTCACACAAAAAGGAACACCCAGTAAAAAAGGAAAATGCCGCGAAAACATGTGGCGCACCATGAAAGTAATTTCAGAATTCGACTATCGAGAACTCGCGCTCGCATCCAGCAACGAACAAACAACAGTCAGTGATGCAAATGCCAAAGCCTATATCAAATACCTCCACAAAGCCGGATACCTGCATCGCACCAAATCAGGAACAACCCGCGGCGACAGCCGTAAAAGAAGCCTCGCACGCTACCGCCTACTACCCAGCAAAAACACCGGCCCACAATCGCCACAAATCCAAAGCACCACACAAGTCTACGACCCCAATCTACAGCAAGTGATTTGGAGCCCAACACCACAACACACCCAACAAGAGGAACTCTGCGATGCATAACCAAAACAACATCACCGTCGACACCACAACACCACGCTGGCTCAACGTACTCGCAGACAAATGCAAAGAACACGGCCAACGCAAAGTCGCAGAAACCCTCGGCATATCCAAAACCCAGATAAGCCAAGCCATCAACAACAAATACCCCGGCGACATGGCCAAGCTAGAAACCCGCGTACGCGGCGCCTACCTCGGCCACACCGTCGGCTGCCCCATACTCGGCGAACTCGAAACCAACAAATGCCTGCAATACCAAAAACAAACCCTCAACCACGTAAACCCAATGCGCGTGCAACTCTTTCGTGCCTGCAACGGAAAATGCCCCCACAGCCAAAAGAACAAGGACTAACCCCATGGAAGCCACCACCCAAAACATCAACGAACGAAACTACCGAATAGCGGTAGCAACCCAACTAACGCAAGACGTCATGCTCAAACTGATTCAAAAAGGCATCACCATCTGCAATGTGCAAATCAACGACAACCGCCCCGTAATCCGCGTCGAATACAGCGAAGCCTGCGAAGATCTCAAAACGCAAACATACACCCGGCGCCCACAACACCAACGCCTATGGCGCGCCATAGAAGCCGGCTGCGTCATCGAATGGAACAAGCCCAACTCAGCAAACACCAAAAACAGGAACCAATAAAATGACCGCACAACACCACATCCCAGAAGGCTACATGCAAAACGCACTCGGCCACCTCGTACCCATCAACAACGTAAGCGAACAAGACAAACTGCGCGACCAAATCGTCAACGAACTCGTGCAAGACGCAACACTCATCAACGCCGCCCTCAAAAACTTCAAAGCCAAAGCCTTCAACGACATCGACGACCTCGTCGAAATCGCCGCCGACCGATTCGGCGCACAAATCGGCGGCAAAAAAGGCAACCTCAGCCTCGCCAGCTACGACGGCAAACACAAAATACAACGCACCGTCGCCAACCGGCTCGCCTTCAGCGAAGAACTCGAAGCCGCCAAAACACTCATCCTCGCCTGCATCAACCGCTGGACAGCCAACGCCAACGCACACATCCACGCCCTCGTCGATCGCGCCTTCAAAACCAACCGCAACGGCGAACTCAAAACCGCCGCCATTCTCGACCTACTCACCCTAGAGATAGACGACCAAGAATGGTCAAACGCCATGGAAGCCCTCAAAGAATCCATCTTCATCGCAAACACCGCCACCTATATACGCGTGTACGAACGCATCGGCACCAGCGACAACTACCGCATGATTCCCCTAGACCTCGCATCCGTACTCGTGGAGGAATAACCATGACCATCACCCCCGAACAATGGCAAGCCATCCAAGCCGAACTACAACACCTCCACTGCCGCGTCGAGTTTCAACTCGACGGGCACGAAATACTCATCACTAAACAAGGCATCGCCGAAAACCGGCTCGGCTTAGCCATCTATATCAACGGCATCATCAACGCAGGCTACGCCAACGAAAAAAGCGACGCCTACAACCCCATCGCCATCAAAGTCTGGAAGCCAGCAAAAGTCAGCCTATACGGCCCAAAGAAACGCGAACAGATTCGAAAGCAATTTGGCAAACGCCGAACCAAGCAACTGTTTCCCAACCTCGAAAAAACAGCCACCTACTACAAACCCTGGTTCGACAAAGCCAGCGTACTCATCCGCCAATACAAAAAGCTCGAAGGCCTCAGCATAAAAAAAATAGGCACCCAAGAACAACCCAACAAAGGCGCAGCCGCATGACCACCACCAAAAACCACAGCAAACGCCACCAACTCATCACCAAAATCCACATCGCCAAAAGCCAACTCGCGCTCGACGACGACACCTACCGCGCGCTGCTCAAAAACACCGTCGGCAAAACCAGCTGCCGCAACATGCAATTTGGCGAACTCTACCAAGTCTACGAAGCCATGAAAGCCAAAGGCTTCAAACCCAAACCCACCAACACCCAACGCCGGGGCGAGAAATCGCCCCCAAGCCGCGGCCAACAAATCGACAAAATCCGCGCCCTCTGGATCACCCTCGGTCAACAAAACAACATCACCGACGCCAGCGAAGCCGCCCTGCTCGCCTGGGTCAAACGCCAAACCAGCCGCCTCAATGGCGGCCTCGGCGTCGACAGTCTCGAATGGCTACAACGCGACCCACACATGACCAACCGAATCCTCGAAAGCCTCAAGCAATGGCAAAAGCGTTTACAAGCTAACGCCGCAAAAAAGGGAAAGGAATAACGCCATGAACAACGACAACCACGACATGTTCACCGACATCAACAGCGACGATATCTACCAACACCTCGACGACATCGACCTCGAACAACGCAAGGGTTGGCCACAGGCATTGTCTGAATTGATTGACGTGTTAGCCGCATCACGGCTCAAACACGGAGAGGAAGAAAAAGCAGCAAAAAGGCAAGGCCTACAACTAGCCCTCGCAGTGGCTGAGCACTTTGGCGGTATGCAATTCTATCTACCCAAAGCGAAGCACCTTGAGCAGATCGTCAGAGATATTCAGATATGGCAAGATTTTGATGGTTCAAACACCAAAGAGCTCGCTAGAAAATACGATCTAACAGAGGTAAGGGTTTACGGTATAATAAGAGAGCAACGTCGAGCTAATAAAAACCGACTTCAAAATGATCTATTTATATAAAGCCAAACATTATAGTGCCTCACAGTTGGAAATAACTTGATTCCACTGTTATCCTGAATCAAATTCAGTACGATAAATGCAGAATCAACGTTGAGTAAAACCCTTATTTTTAGAAGGATTGCTTGCAATAACGTTCATAACAGATGTAATTGGTCAAAAAACAGCTAACTTTCTTGTTGGCTGATGCATCGTGCTGTACCATGCGGACCGACTAAGTATTTATGTGATTACTCATCAACAGATCAAACATGCATATTTCAAGGGAAGTCATGACAGAAACTCAAAAGCTCAAAGAGCTCTTAATTAAAGAGCAAAAGCAAGGGTTGTTAGACGTTAAGTTTTGTATGTCGGGAGCTGTAGACGCAGAAGCGTCTGTAGAAAAGTCTGCCCAAATCGTGAATGAAGCTTTCGCGCAATATCAAAGAAAAGAAACGACTTCATTTCAGGATTACTAAACACTGTGGATTTCAAGGATGTAATTAAAGCAGCAGTTAAGGTTTCTCGTGCAGTCCAGCAAGATTACCAAACTCAACATAGCCCTCTGGCCCCACCTATAAAATTAACGGAAAAGAACAGAGGTTCTTGGCTACCGAATCAAACCGTTTCTCAAGGCCTTATAAACAGGGCTAACATCATTCTAGACAAACCTGTTGAAGTTGAAGAATTCTCATTAGGCGAAAATTGTCACATTCAGTCTTTCCTTTTTCACTACCAAGCAACGGCTGTAATTTTTGTTGATAAGGAAAACTTGAACTTTTGCCATAGAAGATTCTATGTTGCGAAAGAACTAGTCCATACTCTTTTGCTTGAACACATCCCTAAATCAGCGACCGTTACACCAGACCAAGTAACGCAGTTGATCTCGGACCTACTTCACGATACCACTCCGATCAAAAACGATGTTCTGTCACGACAGGTCGAAGAAGCAGCATATTATGGCGCTATTGAGCTTCTTATACCGAAAGAGCTGATTACTGAGAATATGCTAAAAATCTATTCATCGAACCCTTCAGAAATCACTGGCAGGCTAGCAGAGCAATTTAAAGTTCCTTTAAGAATTATTGAATTCAGATTGTCCCGCAACGAAGATTTTATCGAGTATTATGGATCTAAGGTAGAACAACAATGTGAAAGACTGAGTGTTATAGTCGAAAGAGCTCAAAGGAAAGGCGCCACTATCATTTAAAACGACTCAATAGAACTTCCATTCAAATCTCTAAACTTATTCTAGGTATAGAGCTTTGCATCCAACCCAGCACCCCTTCACCATCCTTCAATCAAATATTCGATATTACTCTCCATTTTATTAGACCCATGAATATGCCCGTACATTTATGACAAAGAGTGGCCATTCTTTGTTCACATTCATGCCATCGGAGAAACAACACGACAGATCCTGACTTTCCGATGGGCAAAAGTAGTCGATACGAAAATTTGCTTCTTATCAATCACGATTTAAGCATTCTAAGTCGGCATTCATACCGTTAGACTCTAAAATATGCTTATAGATCGCACGGCAAAGATCTTTGGCAGGTTCCGTCAATTCATATTCTTCGGTCTCTGAGTTGAGTCTTGAAACAGCTTTACGACAAAACTTAACCTTTCCGTAAATAGTGCCACTAGGATCAGCAAAGAAAAGTTTATCATCGTCTAACCCTAAAGCATTATCTAAATGATGGCCTATCCCAAGAGAGCTCGAATTTATTTCCGCCGACATATCGCTATGGTTTTCAAGAGAATCTATCACAGTATCTTTATACTCCTTAACGACTTGCTTAAACTCATCAGTGTCATTCGCATGATCAGTCTCAACCAAAGACGAGAAACGTCCCTTTGCATCGGAAATAGTTTCCCCAGCAACGTCTTGCAATAGGCCCCATGGCAATAAATTTTCAATCTCTTTAGCATCAAGCGTAATTAGGGCATTATCTAATTCATGAGTAAGCATTTCATGTCTATCGCCCTTATCCTTAATATCACCATCGGCGATTACCAACGGCGACGGACACGACTTTATCGCCAGCATTCGCGGTTCAATCTCATCCTCCTCATCCAAAAAAGACCAATGACCAAGATTGGAACCTTGGTACTCAACAAATGAATAGTGGTAGTTCTCCAATAAACCATTGAGCATCTGCAACTCTTCACTACCTTCAGGCAAGCAACTCTTGAATAACTCAAGAAAAGCTCTTAAGTATAAGCGGTCCGTTATACCTTCTATCCAAATCGTTGAATTTGACAAAAAAACAGACGAAGGCATGACCCCAAGTTCTCTAAGGACATCAGAATCTCCATTAGCCCCCTTCACTATAAACTTCGTAATATCAGTAGTAGCCTCTTTTTGCACACGATAGATCATCACATCATCACGAGAATCCGCTAAGTCCAATACATGGTTCGAATGAGTAGACATAAAATACTGGTGTGGCGTGTGCTCCAGAAGAAAGTTACATAGTTTTTTCTGAAAACCGGGGTGGAGATGAACCTCCGGCTCTTCAACAAAAAAAAGCGTCGGTGTTTCAGAAAAAAACGCCTGTGAAGTTATAATTAAGGCTTGTTGTAGTCCATCACCGACTTTGTAGATAGGGAACTGCTCCTCATCACCGATCTTTATAGATACAGTATCATTACCATATTCTGGAATGAGGCTAATGACTTGCCCTTCAAAAAACTCATTTCCAAGTAGTCGTTCATATTCAGCAACCAGTCTACGCCCCTCAGGCTTACCCAATAGTTTCCGTGTTAGCATTCTATAAAGATGCAAGCCAGAAACCACGTGCCTTTGTTTCCCTTTGCCATTACGCGGTATACCTTGAAAGTAATCATAAGCTGTCCGATGCTCGTAGCAATCACCATCACAATCATGCGAATTCTCTGCGATCACATAGCCTCCTTTTTGATCTTTAAGAAGCGGACGCATCCCGCGCAAAACAGGAATATAGTAAAAATCATTAGGATGTAGAATTGATGGCCATATAGCATTAAATCCATCAAGCGGCTTACTCCCTCTTTCGTCATAGAAACGTTTAATCAGCGTTACTATTTTTTGAAAGTGAGCTTCACCTGGAAAGCTCATTTTGGGATTTCCGGCTCTTCGCAGCAGATCCGCAAAACCCTCTATTTCTGCCAAGATAGTTGATGCGGGAGCAAGCTTTCCACTGTAAAGTAGATCGATCTGCAACTCCTGAACTATTTGTTCGATGGGAATAGATAATCTTTCGGCTATAGATTCAAAACAATCTGAATACAACGAATTAAAATTAAGTGAAGCCGAATCCATCTGAACATCGAGGTCCTCTTCAAAACTTGTAAACAAAAGTCTAAGGAATTGGCTTTTCCCCGAATTGTTACCGCCAACAAATAGATTTAGACGTTTTACAGATATAGCGTCTAACGACCCTCTACCATCAACAGCAAAATAGTGCTCTTGTCTCAACTTTCTCGACCAAATCCCATCAAACAACGGCTCTGTCATTCCCAATCATCCATTAACAATCAAAACAAGAATCAAACACCAATTCCGGATATAGTATCAGCTCAACCAAGCAATGACCGCATGGTTTTAACACTACATAAAGCGTTAGAATTTGGAGCAAAGGAATGATCAAATACACCGCGACAATTACCCTTAGCATCGCCTTGGCCGCATGCACATCAGAAAATCAATCACCAACTCAGAACCCATCAATAGCAAACCAACAAGAGTCAACAGAGGCAGAGTCTACTGAACGCCAACACCTCTACGAATTATGCCAACCCCAATGGCAAACCACCCTAACCAAAGCCCTACCAGCAAACAGCCAATTGACCTTCGTCCCCGCACGCACCAAGCTCGATAAAACCCAAACCCCGTGGAAGCTAACCATCGCAGCAGAAGTAATCCAGCTACCCAACGCCACCTTCTACCACGCAAGCTGCAGTTATAAACCCGAAGAACAAACCCTCGTAATCAACAATGATTTCACCGCCGATGACGAATATCAAAGCACGCTTAGTAACGCCATTAACACAGTCGAACGCGAATCAGCAATAGAAAAGGCCATCTGGTACCACAACGGCACCGGCTCACGCATCCTTGCAGCGCAAGCCAACGACGACGGCAGCGATCGCAAAGGGTTCGCAGAATATCTTTGCACACAGATCGAGGGCTACAATATCGCGCCTCACCCCATGGTTGTCATCGTACGAGATATCTCAGTATCAGCCGTCGAAAATGCCAATATTCTCGGGCTTTCAGACTGTAATATTCAGTTTCCCTAACTGAATATATAAACGACTTACACCCAACCACTCCATAACTAAACCCCTTTAATCCATCTGTTAGAACCACCCTGCCAAACTGGCCGCATGGTTTATCACGCCAAACGAGGCAAACAGATGGGCACCCTACGCACACTCACCAACATCACCGAAGCAGTCATCCACTGCAGCGATACCCCCAACGGCCGGCCCGATCTCACCGAAGACATCGACCGCTGGCACGCCGGCCCGCAATTCGGCTTTAAACGCCAATTAAAACTCGCCCCCAACCACCAGCCGCACCTCAAACACATCGGCTACCACGCCGTGATCGAAATCGACGGCCGCATTGTCGCCGGCCGCCCCTTTGTCGAAACCGGCGCCCACTGCCCACAAAACGGCATGAACCAACACGCCATTGCTATCTGCATGATCGGCCGCGATCAATTCACCCGTGCCCAATGGCAAAGCCTCAGCCACCTCTACGTCACGCTGAAAAACTACCTGCCCAATCTGCAACGCATCAGCGGCCACAACGATCACAACCCAGCCAAATTCTGCCCAGGCTTCAACGTCAACGAATGGGTCAACAACGGCTTCATGCCAAACCAACAACACATTATCGACCTACGCAGAGGCCAATAACATGAAATGGCTCACAGACATCTTCAGCGGAGCAACCGGCGGCTTTATGGATGGCGTCAGCAACCTCATCGGCAAGTTCGTCACCACCGACAAAGACAAACAAGCCTTTATATTAGCTACCGAAAAACTCCTGCAACAACGCGATGCCGAAATCGAACAAACCATCCGCGCCGAGTTAGAAGCCAAAACCCGCATCATCGAAGCCGAGATGCAACAAGACGACAACTACACCAAACGCGCCCGACCTACCGTCGTGTACTTTGGCCTGGTTGTTATCGCCATCAACCACGTACTCGTGCCCAACCTGATACAAGTCATCAGCCAAGTCAGTGAAACCGCCGTCGCTTACAACACCGTCAATCTACCCACCGAATTCTGGATCGCCTGGGGCGGCATCTGCAGCGCATGGGTCATCGGTCGCAGCGCCGAAAAACGCGGCAACCGCACGCCCGTTATCCAAACCATCACCGGCACTAAGCCCAAAAGCCTGTTCGAGTAAGGAACACCCACCAATGGACATCATCGACAACGCCAAAGCCCACGAAGAACAAGACCGCGCCCGCGCCATGCACAACCAAAAGGCCAGCCGCACACCCGAGCCTGCTCAACACACCACATCAGGCCACGTCATCTGCATCGACTGCGCCGACCCCATCAGCGCCCAGCGCCTCGTCGCCAAACCCAACGCCGCCCGCTGCATCGACTGCCAAGGCTTTTTCGAACAAGGAGCCCGCCATGCCGGATAACCTCGACTACAAGGCACTCGGCTTCGCCCTCTCCCTGTTCCAATTCATCTACATGGTCATCCTCAGCGTCTGGCTCTGGAACGACAACAAACACAAAGCCACCAAGCAATCCATCGAAGACCTGGCTGACCAGCTGAAGGCCAAAATCAAAAACCAAGACGACCGCCTCATCCGCGTCGAAAGCGATCTCGAACACCTGCCCGATCACGAAGACATGACAACCATCCACACCCGCATCAACGAAAGCGCCCAAAGCCTCAACGCCATGCGCGGCGAACTCAAACAAATCAACAACACCATGCAACTGATGCACACCTACCTATTAAATGGAGGTAAGCCGTAATGCCCTATCAAGATATCGTCACCGAAGATCAGCGCCTCGTCATCCTACGCACCCTCGAAGAAACCAACCACAGTGCCAACGACAGCATCATGCAAAAGGTGCTCAACCAATACGGCCACAACATCACCCGTGATCAAATCAAAAGCCACTTCGCCTGGCTGCAAGAGCAAGGCCTCATTCGAATAGAAGAAATCGCCAGCACCCACGTCGCCCACCTCACCCGTCGAGGGCACGACATCGCAAACGGCCGCGGCAAAGCACCCGGTGTCGCCACCCCAACACCACGAGGCTGACCCATGCCCCCAAGCCAACGTCAAACCCCCAAACGCGGCAAACCCTCAAAGGTCGAGCAACTGCCCGATCAAGTAAAAGCGTTTTTAAACACCGCCCTACGTGACAAAAACCGCACCCAAGAAGAAATCCGCAACGAGGTCAATCAGCAGCTCGAAGCCCTCGGTCTAGATAACAAAAAGATCAGCAGCGCCGGCCTCAGCCGCCACGCCAGCAAAATGGAAAAGGTCGGCGCCAAAATGCGCGAAACCAACGCCATTGCCGATGCCTGGGTCGCACGCCTCGGCGACAAACCCACCGGCCAAGTCGGCAACCTACTCATCCAAATGACCCGATCCATGGCCTTCGACGTCGCCCTCGCCGCCGGCGAAGAAGACGAACCCGCCTCCCTCGGCATGCTCAAAGACCTCGCCCTCACCGTCCAGCGCCTTGAAAAAGCCAGCATGGATTCCCTGAAACGCGAAAAAGAAATCCGCCAGGCCTTCGCCGAAGAAGCCGCCGCCAGTGCCGAAAAAGTCGCCAAAGCCGCCGGCCTCACCAGCGAAACCGTCAACACCATCAAAGCCGAAATACTCGGCATCGCCTAACACTCAACGCCCCTTCACCCGCAAGGAGAAGGTCAAGATGAGGGAGCCCCATGCAACAAACACCAACAGCCCAAGCCGTAAAACAAGCGCTCCCCAGCTTCATCCCCTACAACCCCAACGAACTCCTGCTCGGCTACCAACGCCGCTGGGTCGCCGATCAAAGCCCCCTCAAGATCGCCGAAAAATCCCGCCGCACCGGCATCACCTGGGCCGAAGCCTCCGATGCCTGCCTAACCGCAGCCACCACCAAAACCCACGGCGGCACCAACCACTTCTACGTCGGCAGCAACAAAGAAATGGCCCGCGAATTTATCGACGCCGTCGCCATGTGGGCCAAAGCCTTCGACAAAGCCGCCAGCGAAATCCACCAAGAAGTGTTAGAGGATGAAGACAAAGACATCCTCACCTTCGTCGTCAACTTCCCCTCCGGATTCAAAGTGCAAGCACTCAGCTCCAACCCCTCCAACCTGCGCGGCATGCAAGGCAACGTCACCATCGATGAGGCCGGCTTCCACGAGCGCCTCGCCGAAGTCCTAAAAGCCGCCCTCGCCCTCACCATGTGGGGCGCCAACGTGCGATTAATCAGCACCCACAACGGCGTTGAAAACCTGTTTAATGATCTCATCCAACAAAGCCGCGCCGGCAAAAAACGCTACAGCATCCACACCATCACGCTCGACGATGCCTGCGCCGAAGGCCTCTACCAACGCATCTGCCAAGTACGCGGCATCACCTGGAGCCAACCCGATGAAGACGAATGGAAAGCCAACCTCCTCAAAGACACCGCCACCGAAGAAGACGCCCTCGAAGAATACTACTGCATCCCCAAACACGGCAGCGGCAGCTACCTCAGCCGCGCCCTGATCGAAGCCAACATGCAACCCGCCCCCGTCATCCGCTACCAAGGCACCGCCGCCTTCAATGCCAAAGCCGAACACCAACGCAACGAAGAAATCGCCACCTGGTGCGAAACCAACCTCGCCCCATTGTTAGAAGCCCTCAACCCAACCAACGAACACGTCTTCGGCGAAGATTTCGGCCGCGTCTGCGACCTCACCGTTATCGCCCCCATGGCCATCGAACAAAACCTCAACCGCACCGTACCCTTCACGGTAGAACTGCAAAACGTCCCCTACCGCCAGCAAGAACAAATCCTCACCTACATCGCCGATCGCCTCCCACGCCTGCGAGCCGGCGCCCTCGATAACCGCGGCAACGGCGGCTACATCGCCGAACAAGCCGCCGACCGATACGGCTCAGGCTGCATCGAAAAAGTCGACCTCAGCCAACGCTGGTACCTCGAAAACATGCCACCGTTCAAAAGCGCCTTCGAAGACGCCACCCTCACCATCCCAAAAGATCGCGACATCCTATCCGATCTCCAATCCATCAAAGTCATCAAAGGCATCGCCAAAGTCCCCGACATCAACACCAGCACCACCAAAGGCAAAAAACGCCACGGCGATGCCGCCATCGCACTCGCCCTGGCCTACTACGCCTCAAAAATGGACACCCTCGAATACGGCTACGAAACCCTCAAAGCCACCCAACAATCCGACGACAACAACGACAACCACAGCGGCCGATACCCAGGCCGAGGCGTCCTCTAAGGAGCACACAATGGCCACCATCCTACAAAACAGCATCATCCTCGATCACACCGGAGCCCCCATCAAAAAGCGCGTACTCACCGAACACATCGACGATGCCCAACTCACCGGCACCCGCAACCTCTGGGGCCACGGCTCCATCGCCAGTGATCTAACACCCATGCGCCTCGCCAGCGTATTACAAGCCGCCGCCGACGGCGATCACCACGAATTCCTCACCCTCGCCGAAGAAATGGAAGAACGCGATCTCCACTACAGCTGCGAACTCAGCAAACGCAAACTCGCCATCGCCGGCATCGAACCCATCATCGAAGCCAGCGCCGACGACCAAAAAGCCATCAACATCGCCGCCGAAGTGCGCAGCCTCATACACGCCCCCGAATTCGCCGACATCATCGACGGCAGCCTCGACGGCCTCGGCAAAGGCTACGGCATCACCCAAGTCGATTGGCAAACCAGCGCCCGCCAATGGATACCCAGCCAATACACCTGGCGCGATCCCCGCTACTTCGCCATCAACCGCGCCAACGGTTTTGATCTGCACCTGCTCACAAACACCCACCCCATCGAAGGCGAACCCCTGCAACCCTACCGCTGGGTCATCCACCGCCCCCGCGTCAAAATGGGCCTGCCCATTCGCGGCGCCTTAGCTCGCCTCGCAGCCACCGCCTACATGTGCAAATCCTTCGCCCTCGGCGACTGGATGACCTTCTCCGAAGTCTTCGGCATGCCCATCCGCATCGGCAAATACCACAGCGGCGCCACCCCCGACGAAAAAGCCACCCTGCGCCGCGCCGTGGCCAGCATCGGCAGCGATGCCTCCGCCATCATGCCCGAACAAATGCGCGTCGAACTGCTCGAACGCAAATCCGGCACCGGCGGCGATAAAATGTTCGAAGCCCTCTGCAGCTTCCTCGACAAACAAGTCAGCAAAGGCATCCTCGGCCAAACCATGACCGCCGAAGACGGCGCCAGCAACGCCCAAGCCCAAGTGCATAACGAAGTACGCCAAGACATCTGCCGCGCCGATTGCCGCCAACTCGAAGCCACCATCAACCGCCACCTAATCGAACCCTACGTCCGGTTAAACCACGGCCCACAAACCGTTTACCCACGGTTTAAACTGCCACTGTCCGAACCCGAAGACCTCACCGCCCTCACCAACGGCCTCGACACCCTCGTCCCGTTAGGCCTCGATGTCGCCACCAGCCAAATCCGCGACAAGTTCGGCCTGCGTGAACCCCAACAAGGCGAAGCCACCCTCGGCGTAACAACCACACCACCGGCAATTGAACCAACAACAAACCAACCCACCGCCCTCAACCGCCAACAAAAAGCACACACCGACGACATCGACGCCCTCACCGAAGCGCTGCTCGACAACTGGCAACCCCAGATGCAAGAAGTCATCACCCCCATCCAACAAGCGCTGGCCGAAGCCACCACCGCCGACGATTTCAAAGCCCGCCTGCCAGAGCTACTCACAGCAGTAGACCCAAACGAACTCGTCAAACACCTCGCCAACGGCATGTTCCGCGCCCGTGGCTTAGGCGACGCCACCGATCAAACCCAAACCGACAACACCAGCACCACCCACAGTGAGGGCCAATAACCATGGCCTACCAATTCCCCGCCACACCGCCCGCAGATGCCCTCACCTACTGGCGCAATAAACAGCTTCAACCCAGTTTCGATTACCGCGACGTCTGGCGCGAAGAACACCACGCCGCCTTCACCGTCGCCAAGCTCATGCAAATGGACATTCTCGAAGTCGTGCAAAACCACCTCGACGAAGCCCTCGCCGAAGGCCGCACCTTCCAACAATTCAAAAACGACTTAACGCCCCTGTTACAGAAGCTCGGCTGGTGGGGCAAGCAAGAGATGACCGACCCTCTGACTGGCGAAGTGGTCGATGCCCAACTCGGCAGCCCCCGCCGGCTCAAAACTATCTACCAAGTGAACATGCGCACCAGCCGTGCGGCCGGCCAGTGGCAACGGATTCAACGCACCAAGCAAAGCCATCCCTATCTGTTATATAGCTTGGGGCCAAGCCGAGAACATCGTGATGAGCACCAGCGCTGGGCCGGCGTTCTGTTGCCGGCGGATGATCCGTGGTGGCAAACGCATTTTCCGCCGAATGGGTATGGATGTAAGTGTCGGGTACGGCAGATCAGTCAGGGGGAGTATGAGAAACTAACAGCGACGGGGCGTTATCTAACAGAGGCACCAGTGATCGAGTTAAAGAACTGGGTCAATAAACGGAGCGGAGAATCAGAAAAAGTGCCCAAGGGTATCGATCCTGGCTTCGACATAAGCCCTAGACTCGCCCAGCAACACCTCAAATATTCTGCAAAAAAAAACTAAACGCAACAAATCGAGCCGTTTCAAATCCAGCATAGAGTTTGTTGACAACCCGAATGGAAAAACAAGCCCGCGGAGACGAGATACCGGTCAGAGCGCACCAACTGCTCTGTTTAAGCAAGAAAAACGGATACAGACATTTTTAAACAGGTATTAAACACTTAATATCAAACCTTGTGACAATCAAAGAAGGAAGCACAAGTGAATTCAGGCCAAGAATGCAAAAAGGAACTCAATTTCATATGGGATGAAAGAGAAGTCACAGACGGAAGTAAAACAACCAAACTACCTACCGATAATCTCGACAGAGGAAAGTATGCAGAATTTCTAACCAAGTTTCTGGAATCCAAGAATGAACAAGAAGGATATGTCCTAAACATCAATGCTGAATGGGGGGCTGGTAAAACTCACTTTCTTAGGAACTGGCATGAAACCCTAAAGGACGCTTACCCTTCGATATATATAGATGCTTGGGCACAAGATTACTCTGATGACCCCCTTCTAGCAGTTATCTCAACCATTATCGCAACCTTACAATTTGATAAAAGTGGATATGATTCCGCACGAAAAAGCCTTTATGAATCCATGCCCGGTCTTATCAAAGCAGTAGCACCCGCAGTCGCTAAGGGAATTGTGTGGAAGGTCTCAGGAATCAGGGTTGATGACGTCACAGAAGCAGCAGAGCAAGCAGACAGCCATGATTCGAAAGACGATTTTGAACTCAAAAAGCTGACTGCAGAGACCGCGGGTAAAGTTACATCGGCACTCGTTGAAGATCACCAAGAAAAATCCCAGTCGATCCAAAGTTTTAAAATCCACTTACTCTCGCTAATCAAAGACTACAAATATCAAAACAAAATACACCAAAATAAACCAACCTATATTTTCATTGATGAGCTTGATCGATGTAGGCCCAGTTTTTCAATAGAACTGCTAGAAACAGTTAAACACCTTTTTGACCTAAAAGGTGTGATTTTTGTCATTGCAACGGATACCGGTCAATTACAGCACGCAATCAGAGCTGTCTATGGAAATGACTTTTCAGGAGAACAATACTTGGGACGGTTTTTTAATCGTTCAGTAACTCTAAAATCCCCACACTTACGTGATCACGTTGCAAATCTACCTCAGTACCAAGATCTTGCAAAGTCGATAGATCAAAAACCAGGTTGCTTTTGGCCATACAACATTAATACAGAATTAGCCCTGCCTGAACTACTGGCTGGTTTTTTTGAAAACTACGACCTTCCGCTTCGGAATGTCGAAAAGATTCTAGATCAACTGCTAGCTATTTCGCTTTCCGTAACAACAAATAAGTGTGCAGACCTAATATTAATGACAGCAATGTGTTGCTGGTACCATACTGAGTCGAGCTTCTATCGGAGGATGCAGGCGAAAAAATTCAGAGATGATTTCAAAAACTATAACGCTGGAGATCTTCTAGAGAAAAACAACCTTGATACACGCCATATTATGCGTACGAAATTCTCTATTAGTTTTAACGATAATATGGATAACGTTCGTTTTACCGGTGTAGAAAGAAGGATAAGAGAACGCTACAAAACTTTACCTGTACATAATGTACTCTTGATTAGGCTCAGACAACTAGACAATCAACTCGATGAAGAAAATATAATCCATACATTACACGGAAGTGGTCGCGAACTAGATGCAAAGACATTCATTGAAGCATCTGTCATCGAGCCTCTCCACCGCGAAGAATTACTGACTATAGACGAGTACTTTGATCTTGTTGAGCTAGCCACAATAATGGATTAACGCACATCACTAAAACCCTTTATTTCATCCCTCCCCCCATCGCCGCCAAACTGGCGGCATGGACACAAACCCCCTAGCGCTCAACTTCCAAATACCCGCCCTCGAATCCGAGCAGCCCCCCGAATGGCTGCCGCTGATTCCTGCCGATACATTTACCGGCCGCGATCAACGCACCTGGCATAATCCCGAGCCAACCTCCGTTATCATCGCCACCCAAGCCCCCGGCCTAGATCTGCCGTTAGACATCGAACACGCCACCGAACTCAAAGGCCCCAAAGGCGAAAAAGCCGAAGCCTATGGCTGGTTCCCCATCGCAGAGCTAGAGAACCGCAACGGCGTTATCTGGGGCCGCATCGAATGGAACACCGAAGGCCGTGATCTCATCCTCGGCAAAAAATACCGCTACTACTCCCCCGCATTCAAGTTCAACGCCGCCGGCCAAGTCATTCGCTTGGTCAGCGTCGGCTTAACCAACCGCAGCAACCTGCACGAGCTGCCTGCGCTTAACCGTCAATCCGAAGAGGAACCCTCGATGAAACTGATTCTCGCCGCACTGGGCCTGGCAGCCGATGCTGATGAAGCCACCGCTGTCTCCACCATCAACACCCTGCAAACCCAACACCAAACCGCACTCAACCGCCAAGCACCCGACCTAACCCAATACGTCCCTAAAGAAACCCACCAGCTAGCCCTCAACCGCGCCGAAGATGCCGAACAAAAACTCGTGAATAACCAAACCGAAGCGCTAGAAAACAGCGCCATCGCGTTAGTCGATGATGGCATCGAAAACGGCAAAATCGCCCCCGCTAACCGCGATCACTTCTTAGGGTTGTGCAGCCAGCAAACAGGCTTCGATCAAGTCAAAGCCCTGCTCGATACCGCCCCCAAAGTCATGGCCGCTGAACAAAAACCCAAAGACGCTCTCCCCAACACCCAAGCCGGCAAACTCAGCGCCGAAGAGCTCGCCGTGTGCAGCCAACTCGATCTCACTGAAGACGAATTCATCGCCGTGCGCGACGACGCCTAAACACCGCCTGCAGCGCTAACGAATAACCCAAAGGGAATCACGCCATGATCATCACACCCGCAGCCATCAAAAGCCTGTTTGTCGGCTTCAAAAAGAACTTTCAAGACGGCCAGCAAGAAGCCGGCCCCATGTATACCCACATCGCCACCACCGTGCCCAGCACCACATCCGCCAACACCTACGGCTGGTTAGGCAAAGTACCCAGCCTGCGCGAATGGGTCGGCGATCGTGTCATCAACGATATCAAAGCCCACAGCTACAGCATCACCAACAAATCGTGGGAATCCACCATCGGCGTCGACCGCGACGACATCGAAGATGACGAAATCGGCATCTACGCCCCGCTGTTTCAAGAGATGGGCCGCGCCGTCGAAATCCACGCCGATGAGCTGGTCTACCCCCTGCTCAACAACGGTTTCACCACCTTGTGTTACGACGGCCAACCCTACTTCGATGATGAGCACCCGGTTACCGCCAAGGCCGATGGCACCGGCACCGTCGCTCAAGTCAGCAACATGCTGGTCGATGCAGGTTATACCGGCCCGGCTTGGTTCTTGATGGATACCACCCGCGCCATCAAGCCCATCATCTTCCAGCAGCGCAAAAAGCCCAAGTTCGTGCAAATGGTCGACGAAAAAGATGAATCCGTTTTCATGCGCAAAGAGTTTCGCTTCGGCGTTGATTGCCGCGATAACGTCGGCGTCAGCTTTTGGCAATTGGCCTTCGGTGCCAAGGCCGAATTAACCTACGACAACCTCTGGGCAGCCTATACCACCATGCGCGGTTACACCGCCGATGGCAGCCGCAAGTTAGGCGTACGCCCGCGCACTTTGGTTGTGCCCGTCGCGCTGGAGAAACAAGCCCGCCTGCTGATCGAACGCGAACGCCTGGATAACGGCGAATCCAACGAACTGTATAAGAAGTTCGAGATCGTCGTACCGGATTACCTGTAACCCCAAGATAACCCTGCAAAGCGAAGGATCGCGCCCCAAAGCCGAACAGGATGTTCGGCGCCCTAACACAACCAACACAGGTCGCCATCATGTACGCCACCCAGGCCGCTATCGAAAGTCGCTACGGCAAAGATGAACTCCTCATCATCGCCGATGATGATCTCAACGACGAGATCGACACCGCCAAGGTCAACCGAGCCCTGCAAGATGCCGACGACGAAATCGACAGCTACATCGGCAAACGCTACCCACTGCCACTGGCAACCGTACCCGGCATCCTCACCCGCGTCGCCGTCGATATCGCTATCTACCGCCTCTCAATGGGTACCCACCAAAGCGAAGAAAAACGCCAACGCTACGAAGATGCAATCAGCCTGTTAGCCAAACTCGCTCGCGGCGATATCGCGCTATCGATCGACAGTCATAACGACAATCAAGATACCAGCCCAACCGGCATGGAAGTCGAAGTCGACAGCAACCCGCGCCTGTTTAACCGCAACACCAGCAGCCACATTTTTTAACCCCTGTTCAAACCCCGTTTAACAACCGGAGCAACCCATGGCCACACCAAAACAGACCACCGCCAAAAAGGCGCAAACACAGACACAAGCAGCGGCAAAAAAAGCACCCTCATCAGAACAAAAAACCGACCAGATCACCGAGGCGAATACCGAAAGCACGACTGAAAGTACGACTAAAAGCACCACCAAAAACAGTACCGACCAAAACACGAACCACCAACAACAACCCCCCGTTCGCACGCGCACCACCAACCGCACCGAAGGCTACTGGCGCGGTGGCCAACAACACGGCCCCGAGTGGCATCACTGGCCCGCCGGCACTTTCGCCCAAGAGCAACTGAGCAAGCTCGAAGCCGACCCGCACATCGAACTCGAAGCCGTTGATAGCTAACCATGTCAACCGAACTCACCCTGCACCTAGCGGAGCTCAACCACCGCATCCAACAACTCGCCGATGCCAACGTCGGCGAGTTGTTGCCATCGTTGGCCACCGAAGGCGAAAGCCAAACCCGCCGCCGCATCGAAACCGAAAAGACCGCCCCCGATGGCAGCCCTTGGTTAGCCTGGTCAGAGGGCTACACCAAAACCCGCCACAGCAACCACAGCCTGCTCGAAAACGAAGGCAATCTGCTCGACAGCATCACCGCAGATCACAACGCCGATACCGCCATCTGGGGCAGCAACCTCCCCTATGCTGCCGCCCAACAATTCGGCTATAAAAAGCGCAACCTGCCCGCCCGCGAATACCTCGGTCTGTCACAAGCAAACCGTGCCGATATGATCGCCATCATCGACAACTGGGTCGATCAACAACTGAGAACCTAGCCATGCAGCCACTCAACGAATGGTCAGCCTTAAGCAATCACCTCAACAACATTGTGGCAACCTTACAAGCACCGTTACCCAAAAAGGTCTGCGTACAAACCCACGGCGGTCGCTTCGGCGAAGAAGACATCAAACACCTGTCAGCACGCGCACCGGCGCTGCTGGTATCCGTGCTACGTATCAACAGCATCAAAGCCCGCGCACCGGCAAACCCCAGCAGCACAACTCAAGCCAATACCACACGTCAAATCACCGCAGACCTCACCATTGGCATCAGTATCCTCACCAAAGAGCTACCCCGGCTATCACGCGCCGAAGCCGCACTCAACCTGGCCGAGTTTCTCACCCGATGCCTGCCCGGCCAAACCTTCGGCACCCCAGGTGCCAGTGCGGTGGCCAGTAACATCGAATGCCGCAACCTGTTCAACGCCAAAGTCGATAACGAAAAAGCCGTCAACTTCTGGGGCTGCGCGTTCAACCAGCAAATCACCTTCAGCAGCGCCAACCCCGCCGGCCAGATCCCCGCGCACCTGTTCCTCGGCGAAGCCCCCGACATCGGCACCGCCCATCAAAATGACTACACCCGCCTAACACCCGAGGCCAACTGACATGGGCTACGATGAACTCGTCCAACGCATCAACCGCCTCGAACGCCGCCTCGCCAATATCCTGGTCGAAGGCGTCATCGCCCAAGTGCAAACCGCCCCGTATCAAGTACGTGTCAACATCGGCACCGAAGACGAACCACAACTCACCAACTGGCTAACCCCCACCGCCGACCGCGCCGGCACTAACGGCCAAATCTGGTGGCCGCTCGAAATCAACGAAGCCGTCACCATCATCAGCCCCAACGGTGATATCGAACGCGGTCGTGTCACCCGTAGCCGCTTTACCGACGTTATTCCGCCACCCTCAACCGATCTCAACATGCTGCAAGTCAACATCGATGCCGACAATCACTTCAGTTTTAACCGCAGCACCGGCATCGCCAAGCTGGCCGCCAAAAACACAGCGGTGCTGCAATGCAACGTCGAGATCACCGAAAATCTCACCGTGAATAAAAACACCACCATCAAAAAAAACGCCGCCATCTCCGGCACCAGCACCGCAGCCGATCACCTCAGCGACGGCATCAGCGGCAAAGGCCACAAACACCCCGGCGACAGCGGCGGCTCAACCCAAGGCCCGCAATAACCAGCACAACACTAAAACCCTTTATTTCCATCCCTTTGTTTCAACCCGGCATCATGGCCCTATGAAACAAGGTATGGCAAAACACACAGGCACCCTCATCAGCGGCGAAGCGTATCTCAACCAACGCTTTGCCGATGCGCTGGGCACCTATCAAGGCACCTTGGTCGGTGAGCGCACCTACGGCGCCGATCTCGAAGACCTCATCGATGAGAACATCACCGAGCTGTTCCGCATGAAGCTGTTCAGCCGCATCGCCAACGCCCTGCAAAACCCCGTCAATGACCTCACCGACTTCACCCTACGCCAGCTCGAATTAATCGAACCCGCCCCCCATCGCATCGAAGTCATCGCCCACGGTCAATGGCAACAGCAAAGCGTTAGTCTGCGTTCACCCGTATCAATCGCAGCCCCACAAGGCGGTGCCGTATGACAGGCGCAATCGATCTCTCCAAACTGCCCGCCGTGGATTTCACCCCACAGCTCACCATCGAACAAATCACCGCCGAGGCCATCACCTGGTTAGCCGATAACGAAGGCGATATCATCGAAGGCCCCGGCGACCCACGTTACCGCCTGATCCGCAGCCTCGCCGTGCGCGAACGCCTGCTACGCCAAGCCAGCAACGAAGCCCACAAAAACCGCACCTTGGCCTATGGCAGAGGTGCAGCGTTAGATCACACCGGCACTACCTATCACCACACCGAACGCCTACTAAACGAAACCGACGATGATTACCGCCACCGCTGCGCCTTAGCCCCGGAGGGCTACAGCACCGCAGGCCCCATCGGTGCGTATCTGTTTCACGCCAAAAGCGCCAGCGAAAACGTCAAAGACGTTGAGTTCATCTCACCACAACCGCTGGATGTGATCCTGCCCGTCTTATCAACCGAGGGCGACGGCACCGCAAACCAAGCACTGCTCAATAGCGTCGCCCATGCAGTTAATCAAGATCACGTCCGCCCGCAAGGTGATCGCGTCACCGTGCAAAGCGCCGAGATTCTCACCTATAGCATCAGCGGCACCGTACACACGTACCCAGGGCCCGATCACAACATCGTTAAAGCCGCCGCGCTGAAGGCCCTGCAAACCTATACAAAAGAAGAGCACCGCCTCCAAGGTATCGTCTCCGATTCCGGCATCAAGGCCCATACCCACCTACCCGGTGTTGCCTATGTTGCGCTCAACAACTGGGCCGATATCTTCGCTGAAAAACACCAAGCACCTTACTGCACAGCCATCACCCTCACCGTCAAAGAGGTGATGTAAATGCCAATTAAAAGCCTGTTACCCGCACACTTCAGCAAACAAGAACACGCTCTCGATCGTATCGGTGGTGAACGCCTACAAACCCTCGGCCAGCAAACCGACATCGATCTCTGGAACCCGTGGCAATGCCCCGCCGAATTCTTGCCGCATCTGGCTTGGGCCGCCAGCGTCGATCTCTGGAACCCCAACTGGCCCACCAACATCAAACGCCGCGTCATTGACGAAGCCCCCGCGCTGCACCGCATCAAAGGCACCAAAGCAGCGGTCATCAAAGCGCTGGCAGCACTGAACATCGACGCCACTTACAAAGAGTGGTGGCAGCAAATCCCTCAAGGCGAACGCGGCACCTTCATCATCGAAGCCTATCTGCGCGACAACCTCGACAACACCCGCGATGCACTGCTCAATGCCGAACTCACCGAAGCACTAAAACGCTTGTTAGATGCCGTTAAACGCGGCAGCCAACACTACACCCTGTATACCGGCATTCGCCACAGCGCTGATCTAGCCATCGCCGGCACCCGCGCACCGTCTGTAACCTGGCACGAAATAAACGGCGAACCACGCCTGCCGGAGGTGAACTAATGGCCGCACACCCCTACATTCTCCAGTTTACCCAGCAGGGTATCGCCGAACTCGTCGCCAAAAAGAATCAAGGCCTTAAAGGGGTGTTATCCCATCTGGCCATGGGCTCCGCTGCCTACACACCCAACGGCACAGAAACCGCCCTGCGCCAAGAACAACAACGCGTCGAAATCCGCGATTACCAAAGCGATGCGGATACCTTTTATCTCGCTGGCGCTTTCGATGGCCCAGAAGAATACGACATGCGCGAGATGGCAGGCTTCCTGAGCGACGGCACCTTACTGTTTCTCACCAGCCACCCCACAACCCGCATCGGTTTCAAAGCCGCCGGTGATATCCATATCGAAAAAGTCGCTGTCTGCCTGCGCCAGTTACCGGCCAACAGCCTCAACGTTCAGGTTGGTGTCAACAACCTCAACCTCATCATCGTCAAAGAAATCGCCGCCATTGGCACAGCGTTAGCCAATCTGCAGCTAGAGCAGCTGCGCCAGGCTGATCGCATCAACCAGATATCAGGAGCCTACTAACATGACGCAGACAGAAGAAATCGGCGAGCTGATCAGCAGCTACACCCACCTCAAACAGTATTTTGAAGGGGCGCGCGAAGATTTTGAAAACCGCATCAGTAACATAGAAAGCCGCAGCGATGACGTGATCGATCAGGTACAAGTCGCTATCCCAGAAGCCGTTGAAAGTGAACTCTATCGATCCGTCTACTTCGACCCAGACAATGGTGATGATTCGCAAGAAGGAACACCGAGCAACCCTCTAAAAAGCCTGAAAGCTTCGATCGAAAAAATACCTAAAGGTGGCTACGGAGTTATTTTCACAACGGAAAGTGGCAAAACAATAACAATCGACGAAGACATTTTCATTCTCGGTAAATCGATCGTTTTTCGTTTCAAGGATGCAATCATCAACGCTTCCGCCAGTATCCGCATATTCGCCGGCGCACTCAAAGCATCCTATCCGATCTCGCTATCACACAGCTCTGAATATTTCATTCATCATTACAGCGCAGACATCAGGCTACCCATGGCAAGTTTGAACCCACAGGCTGAAGCCAGTGGCCTTCTCTACTCTGCATATAACGGCGGCAATGTATCATTTCCTGGATCGCATCACAGCGAAGTACTGGTCACGGGCATCATCGAAGACACGCCCGCGCAATACTACATATTCAGCCCTCTCTACTATCGCTCATCCATGATCGTATGCCTTCACGGTCTCTCAGTCGGTCAGAACGTCGACGTATTCCACCCGACCTACCAAGCACTCCAAGTAGGCAACAAACAAGTTTATCTAGTAGGAGCCTGAGCATGGAAATCCCATTCTTCGAATTTAATGGTAAAAAACACTACGGCCTCAATACCGACGACGACTGGTCAGTACGCGGCGTTTCCGATGCGAATAAACAAATCGTTATCGTAGATTGCTTATGGAAAGCGATCCGCACTCAACGAAACCAGCACCTTGCCACCAGCGACTGGACACAAACACCCGACACACCACTGAGTGCTGAAATACGAGCAGAATGGGCAACCTACCGCCAAGCCCTGCGTGACATCACCATCACCTTCACCGACCCGGATGCCATTGTCTGGCCTCCGCAACCTGCATAATCCGACTTAATAAGGAGGCATCACCATGCCCGCTCGCGATAAACTCCACGGCGTCGAACACAAATACCTCGATGCCGCCAACAAACCCATCGAACAAGTTGCAGGCTCCATTGTTGGTCTGGTAGCCACCGCCGATGATGCCGATACAACCACCTTCCCGCTCAACGAAAACACCCTCGTCACCGGCGAAGCCGATATCGCCAAAGCCGGCACCAGCGGCACACTACGCCAGGCACTGCTGGATATCTTCGATCAGCAACCCGCCCTCGTCGTTGTCACCCGTGTAAACGAATCTGCCGATGTCGCGATGCAAACGTCCAGCCTCATTGGCACCATCAACAACGAACGCAACAGCTTTATCGGCATGCAATGTATGCTGTCTGCCGAAAGCGACACTGGCTTCAAACCGCGCCTGATCATCGCCCCCGAATTCAGCCAGATCGAAGCCGTCGGTGTCGCACTGGAAGCCCTCGCCAAAAAGCTCCACGCCATCGCCATTATCGATGGCAAGGCTGATGGTCTTTCCGCAGCCGTTCAAGACAAAAGTCGCTACGATGAAGTGATCTTTGTCGATCCCGGCATCCGCGCTACCGGTGAAGATGGCAACGAAACCACCCGTGCAGCATCGGCAGCCGTCGCAGGTCACATCGTTCGCAACGATGTCGAGCGCGGCTACCACACATCCCCCTCAAACCAACGTATGCAAAACATCCTCGGCCCTAGCAAAAATATCGATTACATCAGCGGCAGCAAAACCTGCATGGCCAATGTGTTATCTGCCAATGATATCTGCGCCGTCGTTCGCAAAGCCGGCGGCGTTTATTTCTGGGGCAATCGTTTGGCCAACGGCACCTTGATACCCCATCAGCGCATTCGTTATATCGTCGGCGATTCGATCCTTGCCGCCCATGAAGAATACGTTGATCGCAACCTCACCAGTGATTACGTCAGCTTTATCCGCGGTCGAGTAAACGCGCTAATTCGCCGCCTAACTCTTCAAGGCATCATCAGCGGCGGCGAGTGTTGGATCGACCCAGCGCTCAACAAAGCATCCTTCGTCGACAACACCGCCTACTGGGATTACAAACTCGGCTTCTACAACGTCGCCGAGACCATCGTCTTTCGTCAGGCCGTTACCGACGAATACAACAACACTATCGTTGACCGCATCGCGGCATAACAAACAAATAACAGGAGACCACCATGCTGCCAAAAGTCATGCAAGGCCTGAACGCCTTCGTCGACGGTGATGAATTCATCGGCGTCGCCACCAAAGTAGAACCGTCACTGCCAAAGCCGAAAAACAAAGAAATCAACAGCCCTGGCCACGCCGGCGCAATCGACGTACCTACCCACAAATGGGAGAAATCCACCCCCAAACTCACCCTACAAGATTACCCACCACAAGTTATCGCGTTAGTGGGTGATACCGATGCCCTCGACAAACCCCTCACCTTAATCGGCGTCATCGGCGCCGATGATCAGCGCGTCATTGAGATCGAAGTTACTGGCTTATGGACAGCCGCCGAACCCAGCGAATGGGCCGACGATGCCGACGCCGAGCTGGCCGTTACTGTTAGCGCGCGTACCTACAAACTCACCATCGATGGCAAAGAAGTGCTGTTTATTGACTACGAGCGTAACGACGTCCGCATCAACGGCAAAAACAAAACCAACGCCTTAAACAAAGCCCTACGCCGCGGCCGAGCCTAACCCCCTCGCACCAGCCGTTTATCCACCCGTTAAATCCGATTTAAAAGGTCATCAACCATGAGTCAAAACGCTATCCAGCTCGCCGTACCGCTAACACGTGGCGACAAAACCATCGAACAGATCACCCTGCGCAAACCCGATACCGGTAGCCTACGCGGTCTAGCCATCAGCGATGTCATGCGCATGGATGTCGACACTCTCGCCGACCTGGTGCCACGTATCAGCCCAGATATTACCAAAGGCGAGTTCCTCCAACTTGATCCCTACGACCTCGGCGAAATCAGTAAATCGGTGATCGATTTTTTTACCGTGCGGCCGAGCATCTAGGCGAACTACCCGACGACGTCGAAGATTGGATGGCCGACTGCTCGGCCATCCTCTACACCCAGCCCTCAGAGATGGAACACTGGCCACTCGAAACCCTCAAGCGCTGGCACGACCAAGCTATAAAAAGAGCCCCCGATGAACACGATTGAAGCCAAAGCCGTCCTCAAATTGGTCGACCAGTTTACCGGCCCAGCCAAACGTGTCGGAGGTATGTCCGGCAAGCTCGAAAAGCAACTCGGCAAAACCCAAAAACACCTGGCACATTTAAAAAGCGATCGCACTGACATCGAAAGCTTCACGCGCCTACGCAAACAAAGCAAAGACACCCGTCACGCATTAGAGCAACAACAAACCTCAATCGCCAAGCTGGCCCGTGAACTCAAAAACACCGAAAAACCGTCCAAAAAACTCACCAAAGAATTTGAAGCCGCCAAAAAACAGGCGGCACAACTCAAGCAGAAACACGCCAGCGAAACCCAACAGCTTCAGCAGCTGCGCAAACGGCTAAACAACACGGGCATCAGCACCCACAAGCTCAGCCAACAAAACCGTGACCTGGCCAAAACCATCGATGTCACCAATAAACGGCTCAAATCCCAACAGCACATGCTGGCCGGCTATAAAGATGCCGTACGCCACGCCCAACAAACCAAACACCACCTCGGCAATGCAGGCAGCGCAGCCTTAAAAACCGGCGCAGGTCTGGTCGGTTTAGGCTGGCTATTCAAGCGCACCTTTGTTGATACCGCCGCCGAATTTGAACGCTACGAAACCATCCTCACCACCATCGAAGGCAGCCGCGCGGGCGCGATCAAAGCGATGGACTGGGTACAAAACTTTGCTGCCACCACACCCTACGAGTTAGACCAAGTCACCGATGCCTTCGTGAAACTGCGCGCCTATGGCCTTAACCCCACCGACGGCCTGCTACGCACCCTCGGCGACACGGCCAGTGCCATGGGCAAAGACGTTAACCAAGCTGTCGAAGCGATCGCCGACGCCGTCACCGGCGAAAACGAGCGCCTCAAAGAATTCGGCATCAAGGCCCGCGCCAACGGCAATAAAATCGTCTACGAATACAGCGTCAACGGCCAAACAAAACTGGCCGAAGCCCTAAAGAGCGATCGCCAACAAATTCAGTCCGTCCTCAGTGACATCTTCAACAGCAAGTATGCCGGCGCTATGGATAAACAATCACGCACTTGGGCCGGCATGATGAGCAACCTCACCGATCAATGGACACGCTTCGTCAATCTGGTGATGAAAAACGGCCTCTTTGATTGGATGAAATCCGAGCTCAGCCAACTCCTCGAAACAGTTAATACCATGGCTAAAACCGGCGCACTCGAACAACGCGCCCGCACCATCGCAACCCAACTCAAAACCTTTTTCGGCGAAATGTGGCAAGCCGCCAAAGCAATCCTGGCACTCATGCGCGCCGTTGCCCGCGTGCTCAATGCAGCCGCCGATGCACTAGGCGGCTGGAACAATCTCGCCTGGGTCATGATCGGCCTGCCCGTCGCCAGCAGCCTCATGGGTATCGTTATTAGCGTCACTAAACTCTTCACCAGTTTCGGCCTGCTTAGCGGCATGTTGCCCCTCGTCGGCAAAGGCCTGTTATGGATCGGCCGCGCACTGATGCTCAACCCCATCGGCTTGGCCATCACAGCTATCGCCGGCGGTGCTTATCTCATCATCAAATACTGGCAACCCATCAAAGCCTGGTTCGCCAATCTCTGGCAAGGCATCGAAAACGTCTTTTTCAGCTTTCACCCACTCGGCATCCTGATGCAACAATGGAACCCCGCCATGAGCTGGTGGCAAAATCTACTGCAAGGCTTCAGCACCGCCGCCAGCAACATCTGGCAAAGTATCACTGGCGTGTTTTATCGCGGCATTGCCAGCCTGTTAAAAGCCATTCAAAAAGCCACCAGCCTGTTACCCGATTGGGCACTGCCAGATGCCATCGGCGGTAAAAATCTGGATGTCGCCATCCGCCACTACCAACAACGCGCCGGCACCGATAAAGCCACAACCAACAAGATCATCAAACCCGGTGTTGCCGCACCACTCAAAGCCGCCGGCAACAACACCATTCAACAAACCACCGAGATTTATTCACCCATCACCATCCAAAAAGCCGACGGTCTCGACGAAGACAAAATCGCCGAACTGATCGTACGCAAACAACGCCAACAGCAGCGCGACGCCGAGCGCAAAAGCCGCGGCCGACTGCACGGAGAATAGCCCCCATGTCAGTACAAATGATCATCGGCGACTACCCACTCAGCCTCAGCACCGCCGAATACAACAAACTCTCCCAAACCCTCAACTATCGCTGGGTCGAACGTGCTCGCCTTAATCGCAAACCGGCCCTGCAATACCAAGGCCCCGGCTTACGTGTACTGCGTTTTTCCGGCGAGATCCACGTCCAATCCGACGCACAACTCAAACAACCCCAGCGCATGGCAAGCGAAGCCGACAAAGGCGCCCCATTGGTTGTGTTAGCCAGTAACAATACCTTAACGGCCACATACCACGGCCGCTGGGTTATCACAGAACTGCGGTTTGAAGATACCGATCTACTCGCCGACGGCACACCGGTCACCATCAGTTTCGAAATCACCCTCAAGGAATACGGCGACGATGCATAACTACCAAACACAACCCAACGACATGATCGACGCCATCTGCACCCGCCAATACCCCGGTATTGATCCCGACCAAGCCATCAACGCCGTACTCGATGCCAACCCTGGCCTCGCCGCCCACGGGCCGATATTACCCGACAGTATCATCATTCAACTGCCCGAAATCACTGCCACAGAAATCCGCGCCAGTATCCAGCTCTGGGACTAAACCACAGGAGCCACCATGCACCCTACTGCCATCAAGGTGACCGTCAACGGTAACGATATCACCACCACCATCAACGACCGCCTCGAAAGTTTACAAGTCACCGACAACGCCGGCATTGATAGCGATACCATCGCCATCACCCTCGACGACCGCGACCAAGCCATCGCACTGCCGCGCATCGATGCCGACATCGAAGTCTGGTTCGGCCCTATCATCAACGGCACACCGCAACTCACCTGGGCCGGCATATATACCATCGACGAAATCGAAACCGACGACCACCAAGGCACCCTCAGCATTCACGGCAAAGCCGCCAATATGGTCGGCGGCCTAAAAGCACCACGCGATCAAAGCTACCACGACATCACCCTCGGCCAACTGCTCACCACCATCGCCAAACGCCACGGCTACACCGCCGCAATCCCCGATACCCTCGCCAACAAACACTACCCCCACATCGACCAACGCACCCAAGCCGACATTGACCTGCTCACCAGCAAAGCCACCGAACTCGACGCCATCTGCAAACCCACCGGCAAACGCCTCTGCATCATCCAGCAAGACAGCAGCCAAACCATCAGCGGCAAACCGTTAGAAGAAATCCCCTTAAACGCCAAAACCGAAGGCGTCTACATCACCGCCAAAATCACCGGCCGCAGCCACTACAACAGCGTCAAAGCTTACTGGCAAAAACCCGACGCCCCCACCAAACGCAGCCTCAGCATCGGCGGCAAAGAACCCCAATACACCATGGCCGACATCTACCCCACGCACCAACAAGCCAGCGATGCCATCGACGCCAAATTCAAACAACTCAAACGCGGCGGCACCGAACTCACTATCGAACTCCCCTTCAACCCAAAGTACCGCGCAGAACACACAGTAAAGCTCTTTAATCACCGCCACGCCGGCCGCTACGTTATAAAGGAAACCACACACCACATCGGCAGCGGCAACCTAGCCACCACCACCGTAACGCTGAAAGAACCGAGCAAAAAAGAATAGAAATAAAGGAGAGAGAAAATGCCACAACAGGGGTAACGCCCCGAGTGTTAAACGCGGTAAGCAGCGAAAGCCAGCGAGCCACAACCAACACCCCCAAGCCGCTTAATTGCGGCTTCGTGGGTAAAAGAAAGCGACCAGACAGTAGCGGTAACTACTGCCCGGCCACCTCAACACAGTGAACCAGCACTGTGAATCAGCCAAGGCTTTCCCGCTTGTACAAGCGCAGGCAAGCCTACCAGAAAAAAGGCGATTCACAACCATGGAAGCCGTTAGGTGTACCAACTGTGACAAACTGTTATTCAAAGCCGCAGCAACCGGCACAATCGAGATCAAATGCCCACGCTGCAAGCGACTACAAACCATAAAATCCAAGAACACCCAGAGTGTCACGAACCGGAATCTATACGATGGCGAAACCCGTGATACCTTGGGTCGGCGGTAAACGAAAACTCGCAGACCATATCCTTCCTCTGTTCCCAGAGCACACCTGCTACGTGGAGCCGTTTTGCGGCGCTGCGGCATTGTATTTTTTAAAGGAGCCGTCAAAGGTCGAAGTCATCAATGACGTAAACGGCGACGTCATCAACCTATACCGTGTCGTCAAACATCACTTAGAAGAACTTTATAAGCAGTTTAAATGGACATTAACCAGCCGTGAAAACTGGCAATGGTTAAAAGCGACCCCACCAGAAACCCTCACCGACGTTCAACGCGCTGCGCGATTCCTGTACCTACAAAAGCTCGCTTTTGGCGGCAAGGTAGAAGGTCAAAGCTTCGGCACAGCAACCAGCTCGCGCCCAAGGTTCAACATATTCACCCTCGAACAAGACCTAGCCGATGCCCACTACCGCCTCAGCAACACCACCATCGAACGCCTCGACTGGGCCGATATCATTGAACGCTACGACCGCCCTCACACCCTGTTCTACTGCGATCCCCCCTACTGGGAAACCGAAGGCTACGGCGTCGACTTCCCCTGGGAACAATACGAACGTATGGCCGAATTCACCAAAACCATCCAAGGCAAAATGCTCATCAGCATCAACGCCCACCCTGAAATCCGAGAACTATTCAGCCACCTCCCCGTGGTAGAAGTCGACTACCAATACACCGTCGCCGGCGCAGACAAACGCACCGACTGCGTCGAACTCATCTACGGCAACTGGGACAACAACCAAGTCCCCAAACCCAAAGGCCAAAGCGGGTTGTTTTGAACAGAAACCGAGAACGCACGATGACTCGTAGCCTTTGAGGCTATATTGATATCTTGGGCATTAAATTAAGTTCAGCCCAAGGTCACCAATCCAATATAGAAGTGTAAGGGGGAGACAAATGAAACAAATACAGCAAGCTGGCGACTCTGATATAGAGTCAGTAAACAGCATTCGAGAAGCATGCGGCGCTCTAGCGATATCTGGATATGATTATGATTGGATAGATGGAGAACGCGGCACTTTCATCTACAAAGTTGAAGATAAAGTCGTTGCATGCCTTACATTTCGCCCTTCGGGAGTCTCCAATGAAAAAGTCCAACTTGATATCCATGTTCAACCTGAATCCCAACAAAAAGGCTTCGGGACTGAATTCATTGAACATGCCTTAACTCACTTCAAATCCGAATGTAGCTACCAAAGCATTGAGGCTCTTTTGGGCCCAAATGAAATTCGATCAAAACCATTCTTTACTCGAATGCAGTTCAAAGAGAAAAGTCGCAACGACCGTGGAATTATATTGATACGAAATATTGAAGAAAACTAACGAAAATACAGTCTCACATCATCTGCGGCAAAATCTCACATGATGTGCGGCGCTACACCTGTTTCAAGGTCACTTTTGGATAAACACCGAGAGCGAATGTCTTCTGCTTTCCACGAAAGGAATATTTCAAGCGCCAGTATTTACTGCCTGTCGTTTTGACGAGCAACCGAAGCCCGTCGCGATCTGACATCCACACATCCTTTTCAACCGCCTTGGCCTTGCGAATTGCTATATCTGTCAACGGCAT